TAAACCAGACTGAGAACCGAAAGGTTCTGAAACACGTGTCGAAGGAGAATCGATACCAGCAAAACCGCTTTGACTGCTGATCGTGGGACGGAACGTACGATCCGCATCCGAAGCCTCGACCAGATCACTACGGGGGCGCGAACTGATCAGCGTGGGGTTGCCAAAGAACTCGATGTTCTTGGCGATGTTCTGCATCATCTGATCGTGCAGAACAATTTGTTGCATGAAGGGTTCAAACTCCCCTTCACCTTCAGTACCACTAGCGTTGGGTTTGTTTAAAACCTCAACAGCAGGGATAAATCCGAGAGTATTTGGTCGGCTGTTTTTAGGGGTAATTAAAGATCCGGGCTCAAGCTCGAAACTCAGCTCACTATTTGCCTCATATTCTGTAATTTTATCGTTGGTAATCGAAATTCGAACATATCGCTTATTCTGACCCTGCGTATCAGCAGGCAAACCGATTGCGCTATTACGAATCTTATAGCTGTAAATAATTACGACTTCCTCGATCTCCCCGTTAATGTCGTGGTAGACCCGATATTGAGTTTTGTTAAAAAAGTAAATCTGGTATTTCAGTTTCGGATCAGGACGGAAGTAGAACAAGCCACAGCCGTCGATCAAAAAATTCCGAATGATCGAAGGAAAACGAATATCCAACCTGTTCAGTTGGATAAGATCCTCGATAAACTTCGTCCGAGCCTTATAGGTGTCCTGCTCGCAGTAAAAAAACAGCCCTTTCTTCATCATCAGCAGCGTCATTTGCTGCAAATGACTAAGGACAACCATAGTCGCCGATTGTTTGCTGCGATCCTGAGTTCTAGAAGCTTCCAGAATCTCGTTAAACCGCTGCCGTACGCTTAGGTTGTCCGCAGGCATCGACGTTTTCCTTTATAAGTCAGCGAGAACCGGCTTCCCGCTCCTTTGTACGCATCATACGAGCTTTCCGTGCTTTACGGACAGCTTCACGACGGACTTCATTACGCTCAGAACCTTCCTTTTCGCCGCCGCCTTGGCGCCCGGCAAACGGTTTTTTGATCTGTTCCGTCATGAGATCAGCCATGGGGAAGTAGATACTCGCGTACTCTCTCTATTTTAAACAGCTCAGGGGGCAAAAGCTCATGAGGATAGGGCTCCAGAATATGATCTTTTCGTCCTAGAGGGTCGTTACCACCGGCTTCAGCTTTGTAAGCATCAAGGTAATCCAACATCTCCTGGCTGTATGCAGGAGCGTGGGCGGATGGAATGTCGTCGTAACAATGAGAGAACGACGTAAGCTTTCGTTTCATGCGGGCGGGATCCCCCATCCAAGAAAAATGCCACCCGGCATCACAGTCGCCGTAAATTAAATCGTTTGGATTTTTGCGGATTTCCGAAAGTGTCTGATCTAGGTGCTCATGGAGAACAACTGTGCCGCAAGTCCAATTTGTAGGAGGCTTGGATATGTTGCGCTCCGGATCAACCACGCGGAGATCAGCTCGCCCGTAGAACATCGGCATCGACAACCGGACGCATCGTTGAGGATCCTGTTTTGCCAGATCAACTGCGGCTAAGAGGGCATCTGCTTTAGGAATCTCGTCGACGTCGCTAAAGAAGAATACGGAATCGGGTGGAGTCATTCGCATACCCACAGCCAGAGCATCCCGCTGGGAGTACTCCCGAACCCAAGGATTTGGCGCAATGTCCGGAGGAGGTAGTTCGACGTGTAGAACTTGAATCTTCTCTTCGGGAAGACCCAGCGCACGAATTGTTTCAACGCATGTAAAATCTTTCTTATCACCTTTAAAAGTACGGTCTGCATCTGTAATGATGAAACCGTCTACGATGTCCTTAAGGATATTGACGCGAAGCTCTAAAAGCTCTTTTTCGTCAAAATACAGAAAGCAGTCAAACAGCACAACATCTCTGAAGCTGTCAGTATATTAACGCATACTTGGGGTTACGTTACCGTTACCGGCACGGACAGCTTGAGCTGATTCCGCTGCACGACGGTTCGCGCGTGTCTTCTGCATCAGCTCCTGTTTGATATCCTCCATAGGATCCCCCGTGGGCTGGAATCCTTCCTCAAACACACCATAAGGTGCGTTCATAGGAGGTACAGGAGCGTTATAAGCTTGATCTTCTAATTGACTCGTGTACTCATCGCTACGCATACTGGCTCGCTGAGCCTTCATCTGGCGACGAGCTGCTAACTCCTGAGCGTTAAACGCACGAGTAAACAGATCACCGGCTTCAAGAAACGGATCAGCCATCTTTAGAAGTCTTTCTTCTAATGTACTCGGAAGCTCGACGTCTTGCCTCTCGCGCCTTATCCGTGTTCGCTACCTGAGTATTTACAGGTTTATCGCCTGCTGTAGCGCGTTTCTTTTTCTCGTCGGTCGCCCGACGTTCTTCAGGACTGAGGGATGCCCACGCGGAACGTGGTAAATACCGCTCGGTTCTTCCTTTTTCGCGGGCGCGATCAGCCACCGGTTCCCATCATTGCTTTAGCTGCTGCTGCACGAGCAAGCATCTCGTTCTTAAGAGGGTTTACTAAACCCTGAGCAATTACGTCAGACGCTGCCTTACTTTTGATAGCGCGGATCAGATCTTCAGCATCTCCGAGTACGCGTTCCCGGAAAGTACTGCCGCCGGATAAATAGCTAATGAGATCCGAAGTGTCCATGGTCAGTCTTTTTTAGACTTCTCGTATTCCTCACGAGTTTGCCAGTCTTCTTTAGACCAGCGACTCAAGCGGTTGGACGAAGATTTTTTACCCTCGTAAGTACCGCCAGCTTCTTTATAGTACTTGGTTGCGAGCTGCATCGCTCGTGCTGAGTGTCCGCCTAATTTTTTTCGAGCTTTAGCTTTCGCTGCTGCCCACTTCTTAGGGTCACGTTTTTTAGCAATTTCTGCCATTAGTAAAGAACAAAAACTCCGCCGATAGTGCCGCTGAGAAGAGCAGTGCAAGATATGGGGAAAATTGTATCGCCTTGTAGATTTAAAGCTTGAGCTGACTGCCCAGGGGCATCAGATAGCTCTACGACAAGTGTACCCTTAGATTGATTCCCAGGGGAGTCCACGAAGATAGCGCGACAAGATGGAAAGTTGACACGGCCCTGGTCTGGAGTCCACCCAAACCCACTTGTATAAGGCAGAGAGGCAGTCTGCCCGTAAATAGATCCAAATGCCCTTACGTCCATGAGTAATCTGTTTTCCTACATTATAGGTTCACTGTTCGCTCTCCTCGATCAACCGGTCCAAATACCATTTAGCTTTTTTCAAATCCTGAACTTTGTTTTTGTGCTCTGTTCGCCACAGGTACTTGATGATATTTCCGCGACAATAGGCTTTAAAGCCCTCAAACCCTAAAGCGGCCTTGAGAGCTTCGATACATTCGATGCCGCCTTGCGTATAGTGAGCTGGGTGATTTACAAGATCATTAAGCTGGGTTAAACCAGTAGATTGTCCCATGTTCTCGTTCGACAAATCGTCGCAGTCTGTACGCGTCATCTCTAAATAAAGTCTGTTGGTAGTTGTGACCGTTCAGAACATAACACACCGACACATACTGTGCACCTCGATGCGCCACTTTACAATTTAAACATCTGTTTACAGTCTATCAAGTTACTAGACTTCTTAAGAAGCTGTTTAGTGTATTTAGTGTCATCATGTTTGATTAAACAACATTCGTGAGGTACATATCTCCCGTTTTGCTCAACCACGGGGATCCAGCGACGATGCTCGTGTCCGACAGGGACATCCTCAAAAGCTAAACCCATCGAACTACGGTCAGCTAGGGGCCAGTTACGGACTCCGACCAACTCATAACTGCGCACAGGATCCATACTCTGACTTTTAACGTACTTAAGAGCATCCTGTTGATCTAAAATCATTGCGCCATAGTAAGGATTTGATACTTGCGCGAAGAATTTGATATCAGGGTCAATCACAAGCATCTTCTTGACCTCAAACCCGATATCGTGCCAAACATTCGGAGTTTCTCGTGTCAACGAGAACGTGTGGTAATTATCGAAGGGGATTTTCAACCCCTCATGCTCCTCGTATCGGATAAAACCTGGCTCAAACCCCGCTGCACTTAACCTGTTTTTCCACCTAAACCAATATTTTAAATTTTCATACGTCAGGATCATATCGTTCTCTTGATAAACATAAAAATCGGCTGTGTAGTTCATACAAGCTAAAACAAGATCAGTTTTATGCGCCCATGTGAGCTCCCAACCGGGATACTCGGGTCCACAGACCTTGATTTCAATATCTAAACCAGAAAAGTAAGGTTCTAAAATGCTTCTTAAAGTGTCTACGTCTTTTTCTGATTCATAATTTACATAAATGTTTATTTTGACGTCTAAGTCATAATCTAAATAAGCGCGAACAGTGTTAACGAGTGAATTTATGCGGTTTAAGGGTTGGTACGCCGTTATCGCGACCCACATCCGGGACCCAGAAAGCGTGGAAGTGTGAGTTTTCATCAATACTCGATCGAAAAATTACCGCGACGTTGTAAAAATGTAATCAACCAAGTGTATGCGTCCAGTAAGTCGTCATGAGCTGTAGAACCAACGTTGATCAACTGGTCAAAAAGACCATCAAACTTACGATATTTGTTAAAAGTCACCTTTTTATTTTCTAACAACCCCAAAGTGCCCCTAAATCTAGCAATTTTGTCCCCCCGGAAACCTTTAACTTCGTGAATATGAAGGTTACTTAAGCCTCGTTCATTCAAGAGGACACGTCTCAGATCCGCTGCAAGCGACGCTTGGTACGCAACGGACTCAACCACCAGGGTCACCGTGGA